GCGACGGTTGAGAATCCTGAGTGGAAGGGTTTGGCTGCGGCTGAGCCGGTATGGAAACAGTACCCAGAATCGGATGGTTTAGGTATCGACATGGTGCCTGAAACCCTCTTGGAAAGAGTTGCGGAAACCCTTCCCGAAGGGTTCGTGGAACCCTTTCAAAATGGTTCGGATTTAGTTCCCCTATCCCATAAACCCATAACCCTTACATCTAAAGATGTAAGTACTCATGCTCAATCGCAAGCGATCGAGCGAGATCGACCATCGCGATTCGAGGATTTTTGGGAAGCGTACCCGCGCAAGACCGGTAAGGGGAAAGCCAAGCCCCTCTATGAGCGACTGGTACGAAGACACGGCGAGCTACCCATCATCGAGGGCGCTCGCCGTTTCGCTGCCGATCCCAACCTCCCCGAAAAGCAGTTCGTCCCTCATCCCACAACTTGGCTCAACCGCGAAGGCTGGCTAGACGAACCATTACCGCCACGCACTCAGGGTTCCTCGCACGCCTCCCCTGCACTAAGCCGAGTAGAGCAGGCGGTGGATGTTGCTCGGGAACTGTACGACATCGAAAACCACGACACACTACCGGAGATCACCTCATGAGTACGAAACTTCCAGCCTCAACCGTTGCCGTGATGCTCGGCAAAGCCGCGCTGCTCGACAACCGTAAAGTCACCAAAGAATCCGCAATTGAGTTTGCTGCCGCACTCGACCCGATGACGGCCGAGGATGCACGAGCCGCCATCGAGGAACACCGGCGCACTTCCACCGAATGGCTCATGCCCGCCCACATCAACCAGATCGTCGCCGGGTGGAAACGTGAACGGTTCCAGCGCGCCCCGCTGGAAATCCCGCCACAGGCGCTCGCTGACAACCCGCAACTGGAAATTCAGTGGATACGCCGACGCAGGGAACTCATCGCAGACGGAATCGACCCAGCCACCGCCGACCATGCAGCAGACGCCATTGTCGGGATCTCGCCTACTCCGGCTGCACAGGTGATCGACGCACCACCACCTGAAGCAGCCTGACCACCCACACACATCATGCAAGACCACCTCGACCATGAGGGGGTCTTTTTGTTTGCCCTCAACCACCCACCCTTGAGAGGAATCCCATGAGCGATCTTCACAACCAGGCAGCCGAAGCAGGCGTCATCTGCGCCGCCCTACACTCACCACGAGCGCAGAGCGAACTTCTCAAAATCCTCAAACCTGATGACTTCTACCTGCCCGCCCACGAGGCGATCTGGGACACCGTGCACCGGATGTCCGTGAGCGGGCAACTCGTAGACCCAATCACCATCGTGTCCGGTCTAGCGAAGCACAGCCACCAGCGTTTCCAATCCGTGCTCGTAGAGATCGTGGCGCTCGGTACCGTAGACGTTCAAGGTACGGCGTATGCCAGCGAGGTGAAGGATCTCGCAACCCGCAGGCGACTCTCTGCCACCGGTGTACGCATCCAGCAACTCGCTGGCGTGCCTGAAGAGACACCCAAGAACCTCGCAGCACTCGCCATGAGTGAACTCGAAACCGCCTACCGGCCTATCGAACGCTCCATGACCCACGTGGGCGACACCATAGACGAGTTCCTAGCCGACCTCGCAGACCCGACCGTCCCGCAAGGCATCAGGTGGCCCTACGCCGACACAGAACGCATCCTCAAACCACTCGCGCCCGGTCAACTCGTCCTCGTCGCTGGACGCCCAGCAATGGGCAAAAGCGTGGCGCTCGCGGATATTGCACGCTCCGCAGCGATCCGAGACGGACACACCACCATCGTGTTCTCCCTCGAAATGAGATCCAACGAATACCTGCGCCGCATCATGTCCGCCGAATCAGGCGTCGCGCTGACCGCATTGCAGGAAAAGACCCTCACCACAGGCGACTGGAACCGAGTAGAAACCGCGCAAACACGCATCCGCAACTCACCACTCCACATCATCGATGACCCCGAATGCACCACCGCTGACATCCGTGCAGCTATCAAGGACCTCAAAGCAGACCTCGTGTGCTTTGACTACATCCAGCTCGGAACGTTCAACCCGAAGATCTCGCGGCGTGAAGGACTCGAAGAGTTCTCACGCGGCCTGAAAATCACCGCCAACAAACTCGCAATCCCCATCGTCGCAGCCGCCCAACTCAACCGAGGCTCCCAAGACCAACGACTCCCTCGCATCTCAGACCTCCGAGAATCAGGGGCCTTAGAGCAAGACGCAGACGTGATCTGCCTCCTACATCGAGAGGACTACTACGACACCGAAACACCACGCGCAGGAGAAATCGATCTGATCGTCGGCAAGCACCGCAACGGCCCCACCGGCACAATCGCCCTCGCCCACCAATTCCGCCAATCACGCTTCCAGCAACTCGCTCACTGAAAGGACCGCCTTGACCTCCACCACCGCATGGCACGACATCCTTGACCTACTCCCAGCGCTCGCGGCGATGAAGTATGAGCACGGCACGCCACCTGACATGCACACAGGCGGCACGAAAGACCCCACTACGCGCAGCCCGCTCAACCTCAACTCCCTCGTGCTTGAACAAGAACTCCGTGACGTGATCGAGGTTCACTGCCGGTTCCACGGGACCGCAGTAGACCTTGCGGGACTCGTGGACAGCGGCTACCCGAACGGGCAGACACTCCCGATCATCCAAGCGTGGGAGCGCTTGGGATCTGACTTCCTTGAGGAAATCCAGATCCTCATATCGGGTCAACCGCACTACACCAAGCGGCGCTTGGACTACCTGCGAGAAAACGCGACTGACTTCAGTCTGAACTTGTACCAGATCACCCAGGCACTCACCCTGCTCGGCTACCCAGCCAAGTACGACACCATCAAGAAATGGGCGCAGCGCGGACACCTGTCACGCGGCCTAGACGGGACGTTCACACTCGCTCAAGCAATCGAAAGGATTGAGCAACACGCCGCGGGAAACTAGACAATTCTGAAACTGTCCCCTATTGTTGGGGGTGGAGAAAACTATCCAAAACCAAGACCCCAGCATTCAGCGAGGGGTCTTTTTTGTTGCCCAGAAACGGAGGCATCATGACACAACGAAACATCAAACTCCGGCTCCAAGCATCCCCAAGCGCCTACACCAAAGCGCTAACCAAACGCCGCTAACACCGGCAAGCCCTGACCGAGAAGGCATTCAGGCTCGCGACCTGACTGGGCACGCCAGGCAATCGCACACACACAGTCACGCTAGGTGACCCCGACGAGGGCGCGAAAAGACCTAATCCGCTGGCATAGCCGAGGGAAAGCATGCCCGACTAGCCGCCGAAAGCGGCCCACGGTCTTGTAGCTCAACCGGTAAGAGCAGGTAAACAAGTCCCCGGTGGAAACACAGACACAAGTTCCGGGTGGAAACCAAGACGCAGGATCATCCCCTGCCAAGACCACCAAGTACGAGAAAGGCGGGCCGCAACACCGCGACCCGCCCTGATGCTACTTACTCCCGTAGGACACGGACGGCTGAGGGCCGCCATCCAAAGCACGATACGCACGCGCTGCATAATCAATGCCGTTCATGTTCAGCTCCCCAGAAGATATCTTCTTGAGAAGGAAGAGCTTGGCGGCTTCCAGTTCGTCTGCCACATCATCAGGTCCAACACTCATACAATCACCTCCTTTCGCCAGACCAATCATCACACAAGGCACTGACAAAGGACACGACATGAGCTGGACAACCAGCAACCGCCGTCAGATGCCTACCGCCAACGTGGTGTCTCAGTACCCCATAATGGCCGCCCCAATCAATCCGAGGCTCTCGCCCGCTGATAAGACCTTGAACATCAGGTCTAGCGCAGTCACGCTTGTGGGATGAGTGGCGGCACGAACCGCCCGCTCGATTACGCAGTAGATTCTTTTTACGGTCATACCCTGTATATGTGCGGCACCGAGACCGGCGCACGTTAACGCAGGTGGGAAGCATATCTACACGTGCAATAGCCTTCCTTGCGGACCGGACCAGTCCAGCGAGACCACGCACCAGCGGAGGTGACCCCTATGGCAGGCCGCCTATGCACCAGTTGCCCAGCGATCATCCCGCAAGGAAAGACACGCTGCGATGACTGCCGCCGCGCTGCCGACAAGGCACGCAGGCCACAAGGAAATCCATACGCGACCAAAGCGCACAAGCAAGGTTTCCGCGCTCACGTTCTCGCGCGCGATCCAATCTGCGTGCTCTGCATGCACGCACGCTCAACAGTCGCAGACCACTATCCGACAGAACGCCGCGACCTGATCGAACTCGGTTTGAACCCCAACGATCCACAGTACGGACGCGGATTGTGCAAGCCCTGCCACGACAAACACACCGCCGAAACAAGCCCAGGCGGATGGAACAACCGGCCCTAACCAGACCATCACACAGTCAACAGCGCACCACTCAAGGTGCGAGACAGAAACCCGGCAACACCATGACCAGCACAAACACTCACACACACAACCCGCACACACGCCCCTGACCTGCACGAACACACGGGGGTAGACCCCCAGCCGCCCCGGCCACCAACCCCGCGGGGGAGGTGAAAAAAGTGTGCGGAGGGTTCAAACGTTTCTGAAGGGTAGGCGCAATGCCTGCCCTTTTTTGCTGCGCAATGCAGTTTCTTGGAGGTGATCGTGATGGCTCGTGGAGGTGCACGTAATCGATCTGGACCGCAGCCTGATCCGTCATCGGGTCGTTCTGATGCTCGCGGTTATTCGCTGACTGCTTTGCCGAACGAGGGTTACACCGGACAGGTTCCTGAGTTCCCGCTGCCTTTTCCTGAGGATGAGTCGGTTGGTGCGCGTGAGCAGAGTATCTGGCGTGAGGCGTGGTCGTTTCCGCAGGCTGCTGCGTGGTCGTTGGAGCCGTGGCGGTGGCCTGTTGTGGCGGAGTATTGCCGGTTGAAAGCCACTGTTGAGGCTAATCCTGGCGCTAATGCGGCGCTGGTGAGTCAGTTGCATCGTTTTCGTGACCAGATCGGGTTGACTCCGGCTGGTTTGAAGGAGAACGGGTGGGCGATTGCCCCGGTTGAGGTTGGCCCTGTTGTGAAGTCTGCACCTGGTGAGGGCGGTGAAGTTAAGCGAAGGTTGAGGGCGGTCAATGAGTGAGTTTGTTGTTGATTTCCCGACCTTGGGTGACTTGATTGATGCCTGGATTACTGCGCACTGCGTTAATCCTGGACCTTTCCAGCGTGGTAAGCCTTTCCGGTTGGCTGACTGGCAGTTTTGGTGCATGGCGAACCACTACCGGGTTCGTGAAAACGCGGTGTTTGTCCATCCAGATGATGCGACACCTGATAGCCCCGTGTTGCTGAACCAGGCGTTCACATATCGACGTTCGATGATCATTGCACCCCAAAAGACGGGTAAAGGCCCGTGGTCTGCGGCTATGGCTGCGGTTGAAGGCGCTGGTCCGTCTTTGTTCGCTGGATGGGCTGTTGAGGGTGATGAGTATTCGTGCGCTGAGAATGGCTGCCCGTGCGGTTGGACCTATGCGTATCTGCCAGGTGAACCCAAAGGCATGCGCCACCCTGCCCCATTAGGTCAGATCACGGCTGTTGCAGAAGACCAGGTCCGAAACATCTTTGGGCCGCTGCAAATCATGATCAAGCTTGGACCTTTGAAGCATTTGATGAAGGTGCGCGAGGGATTCATCCGTGTCCTTGGCGCATCGGACGATGAAGAGTTTGATCGCATTGACGTGGTCACCTCATCGGCTAAAACTCGTCTGGGTAACCCGATCTCGTTTGCGATCCAAGATGAGATTGGCACGTGGTCTTCTGACTCGTTGATTGAGGTCGCAGACCACCAAAACCGCGGCCTTGCAGGCATGCAGGGCCGTTCGATAGCAACAACGAACGCATTCGATCCTGCCGAGAACTCCTACGCACAGATCATGTACGAGGAAATGGCTGAAGACGTGTTTATCTTCTTCCGTCAGCCACCTTCTGATCTTGATTTCAAGGTCAAGAAGGATCGTATGAAGATCCTCGAATACGTGTATGAGGGGTCATGGTGGGTCAATCTCGCATCAATCAATGCCGAGGCCGAATCGATTCTCAAGCGTGATCCTGCGCAGGCTGAACGGTTCTTTGGTAACCGTCTCGTGCAGGGGTCTGGCGCATATATTCAGCCTGAAGTGTGGGAAGCGAACCAGGCGGAAACAGGCTCGAAAGAGACCCGTATTTGTCTGGGATTCGACGGGTCGACCTCTGGGGACTGGACCGCGATCCGCGCTGAAACAGCCGACGGCTACCGGTTCACGCCCACGTATGGGCCAGATGATCGCAAGACGATCTGGAACCCGCAAGAGTGGGGCGGGCGCATCCCGCGCGGTGAAGTCGAAGCAGCCGTTGAGGAACTGTTCCGCAAATACAAGGTTGCCCGGTTCTACTGCGATACCCGCGAATGGGTGACCGAGGTCGATCAGTGGGCGTTGACGTACGGCGAGAAGGTTGTCGTCGCGTTTCCTACCTACTCGATTTCGCGTATGCACCTCGAATTGGACCGCTACATCAACGACATTCAAGGCTCAGACACCAGGCATGACGGATGCCCGATCACGCAAGTACACGCGCTCAACGCGATCAAAATTGCGAAGCCCGGTGACCGCTACATCCTGGCCAAAGCCTCTGAGCATCAAAAAATCGACGTGCTGATGACCGATATCCTCGCGCACGCCGCAGCGGCAGATGCTCGCCGCGATGGCGCGTTCGTGCAGCGTCCCAGTTACGTCTACTACGTCTAAGCCTCTTGGAGGGCGCATGGAAGCATCACAAGCCCTGATGGTGGCACAAGACCTGTACGACAAACTCATAAAGCGTCGCCCGTTCGTGGAAAAGACGGACAAGTATTGCGAGGGCGACCAGCCCCTCGCGTTCGCCTCGCGTGAATGGTCAGAGTTCCACAAAGACCGGTACGCGGGATTCTCGGATAACTGGTGCGCACCAGTCGTGGATGCGTCCACCGAGCGTATCGAACTGGTGGGCGTGACTGGCGAGGATCGCGGCCTAAAGGATCTGTGGACGCGCTGGCAACTCCAAGACGGCGAGGAACTATTCGCCCAGGGAATGCACGCGACCGCCACGAACTCGACCTCATACGTCATCGTGTGGGGTGATCGTGACGATAACCCGCTGGTGACGTGGGAGCACGCCTCTGAAGTGCTCACCGACTACGATCCAGCGACCCGCCTGTTGCGGTACGCGATCAAATCCTACGTGGATGGCGAACGCGAGTTCTTGACACTGTTCACACCAGATGTTGTGTGGAAGTGGCAGCGTGACACGTTCAGTGTCGGCGGGCAGGAACAGACCAAGAACGGCGTGCTCGTCGCGCGTTCAGGTGTTGGCACCCACTCAAGCTGGAATCCAGCACCCGGCGATGACACGTGGCCGCTACCCAACCCGATAGGTGTAATTCCGGTTGTGGAGTTCCCCAACGATTCACGCCTGACAGGCGGGGCGATCTCCGACATCAGCGGCGCAATGGCCATGCAGGACGCAATCAACCTGCTGTGGGCCTACCTGTTCGGTGCCGCAGACCACGCCTCACTGCCCGCTCGTGTCGTGATGGGCCAAGAACCACCGAAGTTGCCGATCCTGAACTCAGAAGGACAAACCATTGGTGAACAGCCTATTGAACTCAAAGACCTGCAACACGGTCGCCTCTTGTGGCTGACCGGGCAAGTAGGACAAGACACAAAGATCGGGCAATGGGATGCCGCACGGCTCGACGTGTTCACCGAGGTAATCGAAATCGCGGTGGGCCACATCGCCGCTCAGACACGAACACCTCCGCACTACCTGAACACCAAGGCCGGTTTGTCGAACCTGTCTGGTGATGCTCTCGTAGCAGCGGAGACAGGCCTGGTGAAAAAGGTCCAGCGTCGTATCCGCGGGGCACGCAAGGCCGTACGCCGCGTGTTCCAACTGATGGCTCTGGTCACAGGCAAGAAGGGTCTTTCCGACCTGATTGTTGCGGGCATGTTCGAGTTCGCTAACCCGGCGATGCGTTCTGAAGCCCAACTCGCTGACGCGCTACTGAAAAAGGCTCAGATCGGCTACCCGTTTGAGTACCTGATGGAACTCGACGGTATAGACCCCGATGATCGTGAACGCATCCTAGCGATGCGGGACCGGGAGTTGATAGGTGATTACGAACGGGACGGCATGAATGTACACCCAGACGATACCGGCACCAACGCACCGATACGCGAGCCTGCTTCAACGTGAACAGGGCAGGCTTGAACGCTCGCTACAGCAGGTCTTCCCTCGCATCGATACCTCGTTCGCTCCTGTAGCGGGCCTGCTGGCGGCACGTATCGCAACCTCCCAGCAGCGCATCGCGACCGCTGGAATGAACTACACCGAGGAACTACTGGGCGAGTTCATCGAGGATGCAGGAACGGTCACAACCCGCCCTTTGGTGGGCGTGACCGGCGCTGGAATCGACGTGGAGGAAGTCTTTGCCGGTGCACGCATCATGTCCACGCAGGATTCTTTGCGTGCAGGGCTGGTGTGGGCACTGCAACTCGCGCACACCGCCCTGGCAGACACGGGCCGACAATCGGTTGTCCTGGGCATGGGCACACGCAACTGTGGCGGATACATGCGCGCGCTCGTCGGTAACACCTGCTCACGCTGCGCGATCCTAGCGGGACGGCTGTATTGGACTGAAGAACCCTTCAAACGTCACCCACAATGCGACTGCCAGCACATCCCATACAAGAGCGAACCAGACGAGAAGTATCTCGTAGACGCTGAGGACTATTTCAACAGCCTCAGCGAGGCTCAGCAAGACAACACGTTCACCAAGGCGGGCGCTGAAGCGATCCGCAACGGCGCGAACATCAACCAGGTTGTCAACGCTCGGCGCGGAATGTGGAGCGTCGCGGACATGAACGGGCGTCGCCGGATGGCACGCCGTGAAGTGTTCGGACAGCAACTCTACGTCACCAGTGAAGGCATGACCCGGCGCGGTATCGCCTACTCACGCCTGCGCGACCGACGAGCCGGAGACGTGAAACTCCCCGGCTCACGCTACGTCCAATCACGAGCGCCACGCATGATGCCCGAAAGCATTATGGAAGTCGCTGGCACAAACAAAACCCTGTATCTGAACCTACTCAAACGTCACGGATACATCCTCTAGCCTCACCTATCCGGGTGGGGCTTTCGTATTTCTACCGCAATGGAGAAACCATGTTTAAGTCCCTGTACCAGCGCAAGAACCTGCGATTCGTGGAAGCCCCGACTGGTGGTGATCCGGCTGGTGGCGGCTCCCCAAAGCCGACTCCCCCAGAGCCAGACCCCGAAGGCGAACCCGGCGACGACGAGACGCCTATCGAGGGTGAAGAGCAGCTACGCGACGCGGGTAAGAAGGCACTGGACTCTATGAAGTCCAAGTGGAAGGACGAAGTAGCAGCCCGCAAGAAGGCTGAGGCTGAACTGTCCGCCCTCAAGGCCGCAGCCGATGGCCGCGAAGCCGAACACAAGGCCGAACTTGAAGCGCAACGCATCAAGGACGAAGCCCTCAGCGCGGCAAACAAGCGCATCTTGACAGCCGAGCTACGGGCAGCCGCCAAGGGTGCTCTAACCAACGCTGAGGACGCGCTGGTGTTCATTGACCTTGACGAGTTCGAGGTCGGTGATGACGGGTCTGTTGATACAGACGCAATCGATTCAGCAGTTAAGAAGCTGCTGGAAGAACGGCCCTACCTCGCCGCGCAAGGTGAGCGGAGGTTTACGGGCGACGTGGGACAAGGCGTGCGCAATGCAGGCAAAGACCCCACACAACTCACGCGTGCAGACCTTGCACGCATGACCCACACCCAGATTGAGGAAGCCCGCAAGGCTGGGCGACTCAAAGACCTGCTGGGTAAGTAAACCACCGATAAGGAGGCCACCTGATGGCTATCGACCATTTCATTCCGGAGATCTGGAATGCCAACATCCTGGAAAACTTCCGCCAGACCGCGATTTTCGCCGGACTCGCTAACCGCGAGTACGAGGGAGACGCAACCAAGGGAAACACCGTCCACATCACGGGCGTTGTCGATGTGGAGGTCAAGGACTACAAGGCCGCGAACCGCACCACGACCGCAGATGACATCACCGACACTGGCATCGATCTTCTGATCGACCAGGAGAAGAACTTCGACTTCTACGTCGATGACATCGACCGCGCACAGGCAGCCGGATCTCTGGACGCCTACGGACGCTCGGCGGCAAACGGTCTGGTCACTGACGCTGACCAGTTCCTTGCCGCACTGCTGATCGCAGGAGGCATTGCGGTCACTCCCGGCGCGCCAGCCACCGACGCTGCCAGCGCGTGGAACGTGTTCCGTGACCTGCGCAAGGTACTGAACAAGAACCTCGTTCCCCAAGGCTCTCGCGTGGCGTGCATCAACGCCGAGTTCGCGGCTCTGCTCGAAGAGCACGACTCGAAGCTGATGAAGGTCAACGAGTCTGGCACCACGTCTGGACTGCGTGACGCAGCCATTGGCCGCATCCTGGGTATCGACGTGTACACCTCGGAGAACCTGCCCGAGACCGACAAGCCACAGATCGTGGCTTGGCACCGTCCAACCTTGGCGTATGTCTCCCAGATCCAGGAGACCGAGGCCCTGCGCGCTCAAAACAAGTTCGCTGACCGTCTGCGCGGTTTGCACGTGTACGGAGCCAAGATCGTGCGCCCGACCTCGGCGGTGCACTGGACTGCGGCATGAGTGTACGCGTGGTTGGAATATCCGGCACACCGATGGACCTGCCGGACGCGGTAGCCTCCGGGCTTCTCGCGTCCGGCGTGGTCACACGCATCGATGAACAGCAGCCAGAGGCAAGCGAACCTGAAAAGCCCAAGCGTGGACGCCCACGCAAAACCGACGCATAAGGATGGTGGTGGAGATGGAACCCCTGGCAACCATTGAAGACCTGGACGCACTAGGCATCTCCACCACCAACACCACTCTCGTGGAATCACTACTCGAGTCGGTCTCCTCAGATATCCGTAACGCGGCAGGATGCCCCATCAGCCCAGTCACCGAAACCATTCACGTGACTGCGAACCGCGAACAATATCTACCCCTACCCGTCAAACCGGTCACCGCTATCCACAGTGTGGAGATCGACGGCGTACCGGTCACCGGGTGGCGGCTGGTTGATGGACGGTTGTGGCGTCCACAAGGATGGTCCGGCTATGCGCCAGCCATCGTGGATGTGAACCTGACGTTCGGGCAGCAAGTACCCAAAGACATCGTGCGTCTGACCTGCATGATGGTTTCTGCAGGAGTGGAGGCCGCGAAAGAAGGATTCAACTCCACACGCGGACTAACCTACGAATCGATCGATGACTCCCGCGTTGGCTACGCCACCGGCGATAACGAGATCGTAGACCCGGCAGGCCTTCCTGAAACCACCCGCACGATGCTGCGCAACCGATTCTCCGGTGGCGTCGCAGTCACGGGAGGCTACTGATGCGATTCCCACGTAGGGCGCTGGCACGCGGGCGCGCCAACGCTGAAGAGCTCATGAGTGATCACATCCTCATCGAGCGGATCACCGGGTATGGGCCTATCGATCCAGTCACGACCACCCGTCCACCGATCTACACGACCATCCATGACGGCATCGGGAAGATCCAAGCCTACGAAGGCCAATACGAGCAATCCAAGCAGGCCGGTGGCGGCGATTACGTGGAATCACGATCCTGGCTCCACACACCAGTTGATGCCGGGCCTTTCCAGCAGGGCGACCGGGTGACCATCATCGCGGCCCCGCACGATCCTTCACGCATCGGTGAGCAATTCCTTCTCGAAGCTGCCACCGGTAAATCCATCGCGACAGCCCAACGCCTGCCCATCACCATCGTGGAGGCGATTGTATGAGCGATGACCTGACACGCCTGATCGCGGACCTGGACAAGGCACCCAAACAGGCGTTGAAAAACACCCAGCAGATCCTTGAAACAGCCGCGCACAAGATCAAGGAAGACGCCAGCCAACAAGTTGCAGCGTCCCCCTCCCTCAAGGGCGCTCGTAGCTCTATCGACTACGACTCGCGCGCCACGGTGGGAACACTGCGCGTTGAGGTGGGCTTCAACAAGGGCCGTCCCGGTGGGCCGCTGGGCAACATCATCGAGTTTGGTCTGTTCTCCCCGCAAGGCGCGTTCGGTGGAGGTAAAGGCGAACTGTTGGGCGCACTGGAACGCGAGATACCGGCTATCGATAAGCATGTGGGCGACATGATGGGAGACCTGATATGACCATCCACCCGCTCGCCGCTGCGTTCACGGCGCTCCTACCCGCCCAGTGGCCGATCTACGACGGGCAGATCCTCGATGACAAGGGGACTCCCTACCCCGCCGATGATCTGCCCACACCGCCGTGGATCTTCTTGGACTTCCCCGAACCTGACGCACTAGAGCGCTCACTGGCGGGCGGTGTTCACGCGATCACCATTGAGGGACGCGTCCTGCTCTATCACACCGACATCGAGGGTATCCGGCTCATGGCGTCACACGTCACCCGCGCACTCGATACTGCGCGCCTGACCCTACCGGGGTGGGCGTTCGGTCTGATCCGACTCGATCACCCCATCGGCCCGGGCCAAGACCGAGACGTGAAATACACCGGTGGCATCCACCCCATCGCCACGTCCTACGAGTTCACCTTCACAGCCTCCAAAGGAGCATCACCATGACATGGTTCGTGCGCGTGCGAGACAAATCCACCAAGCATGAATACGACCTTCCCGAAGGCCACCCCCACATTCGCGGCGGGCTTGTTGAGCCTGTCCGGCGTAAGGGCAAGGATTATCCGCGCTCGCGATATCCCCGCCCGCCCCGCCATTTCAAGCGGCTCCCACGCTCGGAGCCTCACATCGAACCCTCACCAACCGGTGAGGGTTCTTCCATTTCCACGGAAACTGAGGAGGCTCACTCATGAGCAACATCCCGTCAACACCATTGGACGGTAATTTCACCGTCTGGTTTGTTCCCACTCTCGCCAACCCTGCCGCACCTACGGTCGAGGAACTGAACGCCGCAACGACAGTGAACCTGTCGTGCTACCTGACAGGTTCAGGTTTCGCTGACTCGGCAGATCAGGCCGCGATCACCGATGACCGTCTGTGCGATACGTTCGTGCGCGAGCAGCCCGGTCGTGTCACCCCGTCACTCGAAGTGACCTTCATCGACAACACCAACTCCGAGTTTGAGGAAGACTTCAACGCGGCTGTCGAGTGCCTTGTGCCGGGATCGAAGTACAACCTGGTCACTCGCCGCGGGAAGGCATTCGACGCGCCCGCAGCCGCTACAGACCGCGTGAACGTGCGTGAAGTCAT